GATCTTCCTATATTCAGGGGCACGTAATACCGAACTTTTCAGATTACAACGCAAAGATGTAGATTTGGATAAGCAGGAGTTTGTAATACTCCTTGAAAAAGGCGGTCAGTATAAACGATGTACAAAGGTGATACTTGGCCCTGCATTAGAACTTTGGAAAGAGATATGCGGCAAATGCAAAAGTGCTAACGACTATCTTTTTGCACTTGATTTCGTCCCTAACAAGAAAATGGGGCATACCGAGATTGTAACCCGCTTTTGGAAGCGACACGTAAAAGATAAATTAGGTATTGAAGCTGATTTTTACGCCCTTAAGCACTATATGCTTGATAACTTAGATAGCGACACGGCAATGCTTTTGGCTTCACACACTAACCAAAGCACAACAGCTATCTACCAAGTGAATAAGGCTAAAAAAGATAGGGAACGGTTAAAACAATTAGAAATACAGATATAGAAAAAGCCCCAATATTGGGGCTTTTATTATTGAATTATAGAGTGTATAAACTCGCGACCTTTTTCAGTCCAAACAGTGGACATTCTTGAGCAAGTTTGCCCTTGACTATTGGTGTAAGTATGGGTAACTGTTTTTGTGTACCCTTTGTTTTGATGAGGTCGATATAACAACCATTGACCGCCCTGTTTATACTGTACTTCTAATTTGTGCAAAAGCTTATTCATTGATTCAGCACTCATACCAAGTTCTTTTGCTATTTGGTTAGCGTTATAAGTGCTTTGAGATGTTAGTACCTCATTGTAATACGCTACCTTTGGGGCTTGATTTTGTAACTCTATACGCTGCAAGTCATTTTGCTCTTGTAGTCGCTCTTTAGCTTCTACTTCTTCTAAAAGAGACTGTAAAGCCTCTTTGTAGGTAGTAGGTAATGCAAACTTACCACTTCTTAATTGCTTTTCACACTCAATAAAATATTGACGTGCCATTTTACCCCTTTCAGAACGTTGTAACATTGCAATTTCTTTGGCGCAATCCAATGTAAGAGCGTAGTCTTTTACGGTTGTACCACCTATGCCGTTAGGGTGATGTCTGAAAACCGAAACCGCCTCATAATCAATATTTTCGTCAAAACCATACCCTAACATTCTTTTAGTCCAGTCTGTCCAATTTTCTCTAACTTCTAAAAATGTATAGAGGTCTTTCATAGACACTACTTGATTGCCATTTTGTTCAGTGATTTTTATCAACTCTTTCATAACTTATGCGCTTTTTTGAGTTAATAATTCATCACAAACTAAAGTAACGCTTTGAAAGTAGTCGCTTTCTTCTGGTAACAAACCTATTAGCATTTCAAATATAGCTATTGATTTGTTGCTTTGGTTTAGCAAATAGTTGCGAGGCTCATCTTCATTAATACCATCGTGAAGCGTTTCGAGACTGTCTCTTAATACCTCTATTAGGTGTTTTAACTTGTAGTCTAACAAGTTGTCGGCTGGTTTAATTGACCTTAATAAGGTCGCAAAATTTTGGTTTTGCACTGCATTACTGTTATTCACGCTTTGTGCTTTTTTACCACTAATGTTGTGTGTTGCAAATTTTTTGTTTACTTTTGCACTCATATTTATAAAAACATAAAAAAGCTGAAAGAGGGGGAGTGCAAAATCATCATAATATAGGTAAAGTGATGCCCCTCAATCAGCTTGATTGATATTTTTCTAATGTTGTTTTTATGATGATTTTGCGGCGCAAATATACAAACATTTTGTATTATTACAAACTTTTAATACAAAAAATATTCAATATTTTTTTATTTAATTGAAAATCAATGCTTTTGAAAACACAAGAAAAATGGTATTGATAAAAAAAATTAGTCATAATGAGTGTAAAAGAACTATCACATAGGCTAAAAAAAGCCACTATATATGTAAAACAAAATACAGAATACATCACTCAGACACTAATAGCAGAAAAAATGGAGGTGTCTCGGACAAACTTTTCTGCTGCATTGAATGGAGATGAAAAATATTTAACACAAGGAATGTTAAGTAGATTTATATCATCATTCCCTTTTATTAATTACGATTGGTTATTATCAGGCAAAGGAAATATGCTTTTATCTGAAGAAGAACAAAAAGCAATATATTTTAAACCAATTCCTCTCAAAACCATTTACGAGGTTGTTAATTACGATGTTATGGAGGCTGACATACAAGAAATATATATTAACCAAAGAGCACAAGAAGGATGGGAATTAGTTAGTGCTGTAAAAATAGAAGATACTGATAAAACCCCTTGTATTAGATTTTACTTTAAAAAGGATAATAAACAAAACTAATATACCAATGAAAAGAATTGTATTATTACTAATGGCAGTGCTCGCTATGGGGAGTGAAATAAATGCGCAAACAAGATTTGAAAAAGCGAAGGTCGCAATTAGAAATTATTTAAGGGAAAATTTAGATGATTACAAATCATACGAACCTGTTAGATATTCTAAGTTAGATAGTCTTTTTACATCTATTGAAGATGATTTTAGTTTTAATGTGGAATTTGATAGAGTACATAATTGTACTCAAAGATTAAAAGAATTAGGATTAGACCTTAGTGTAAATGAAAGTGATGAACGTATAGATAGAATGATAGCATCTGCAAATTCTATTTTAGCTCAAATAGAAGCTGAACCTAATAAGTATGTAGTAGGTGCTGCAACGAATTTTAAATTACAAAAAATAGAGTTGGAATCTTTAAAAAGATACAATTCATATTTGAAAAAAGCAATGGATAATTTTAAACCTAAATTTGTGGGATGGAAAATGAAACATAAGTTTAGGAGTAAAAATACCTATGGAGGTACTACATTAGGAGAGTATTTGTTTGAATTTGATAAAAATATAAAAGTAATCAATATGAAATATATAGAAGAATAAAAAAGCCCCAATAAGGGGCTTTTCTTATGACTTCAGCTTAATACCTTTGGTGGTAAGTTCGTCTATACCACGTTTTACTCCAGCAAGGTCTGTCTCCATCTTATGTAGCTTATATGTGTTTGTTTCTATCCCAGCAAGGTGTCTTAGTTGTTGAGCAGCATTGGTTAGCATTGATTGATGCATTTCCCTAATGAAATTAGCCGTTTGTAAGGTGGCATTCTTTATTTCAGCACTCAATTGAGTTTGCAGTCTGAATTGCCCATTGAGTTCATCTGCGCTGTCTTGGCTCATACGTGCAAAACCTTTTTCTACAGATTTCCTATCTGAAGTTGCTGAGTATAAGCCGTTCTTTTGCAATTCGTCCTGAAAGGTTTTAAAATCACGTGTAGCATTCTCTACATTGCTACGCATTGATTGCACAAAATTACTAGTGAGAGTGTTCACTTCCTTGGCTACACTTTGTGAGTCTCCACCTTTTTTGTAAACATTTTTTATTTCCTCTTGAAACTTTTTAAATCTCTCTGAAAAGTGGACTTCAAAAAGCATTTGTTTTTGTAGTTTTTCTAACACTTTCCCCGCTGATTTACCGAACTCTACAAAAGCATCTTTTCCGTCTTTTAGAGAATTTACAATATCATTCATTAGGTCACCTCCTAACTGACCAAAAGTACTTTCTAAGTACTTATCTAACTCTTCCCCTGCTTTCTGAGCCTGTTTTTCTAAATCTATTAGGTCTTGTAATGCTCTTTTTTGTTCTTCAGAAGCAAATTCACTTGTTAATAAACTTTCTGCTCTGGACAGGTTAAGTCTCCCATATTCGTTTATTAAGTCTTTGTATTGGCTTATTATTGAAGAATATACTTTTCTTGATGTTCCCTCATCAGAACCACCTCCCCAAAGAGATGCTATCCCATTTGAGATTTTTTTTAATGTGTCTTGAGCGTAGTTATGATTTATATACCCAGATTGTACATTTATGTTTCCAAGAGCCCCATTTTTGATTTTACTCTGTACTTCGTTAGTTTTTTGCCTATATAGTTCCATATAATTTACAGCCTTGGCAATTTCTTTTTCACCAAATACAGAAGATTCTTTTTTAAGGAGTAGATTCTGTTCAAAAAGTAGATTGTTGTAAGTGCGTTGTTGCTCTATCTTAGTAAGCATTAGACTATTAATTTCCTCCCTTTGCTTCTTTTCGTGCGCAGCAACATTCTGAGCAATAGCAGTTGTTAATCCTATTGCAGCACCAATAATAGCCCCAGCTCCTTTCCCTATTTTACCTCCAACCTCTGCACCTTTCATTGTTTTATCTATAATATTGCTTATTTCGTTTAGGGTCTTGGCAAATTCTTTAAGGTTTTTATTATCCATAGCATCACCCAAAGCTTTAAACATATCAGTAAGCACACCCATAGCCTCGCGAGCATTGTCTATGTCTTTTGCAATAGATGATACCGCTTTTTGTCTTTCATAATTTTGCCCTTCACCACCATCTCCATCTTCTCTATTCTTCCCAAAGGCTTTTTTGAAGTTTTTCCCCAATCGTTCAAAATAAGGGCGCGCTTCATCGGCTTTCTCTTTAGCACTGTCAATGCCTTCTCGTATATTCTTTAAAAGGTTTAGGATTTCAGGGTCGTCAGAACCTTGAAATAGCTTTTGAAAGGAATCAAAGGCTTCCTCCGCCTTTTTAACCATCTCATCAATTTGTTTAGAAGTCTTTTTGTTTATGTCAGTAAATAAAACTCCTATATCATCACCTATAGCGCCTTCCTTTATCTTAAATTCTAATTCCTTTCTTGCTTTCTTTTTTAAAAGCTCCTTTATTCTCTCATCATTCTGACCATCAACATTGTTCTTTTCGAGTTCTAATCTGTCTTTTTCAAACTCTTCAAAGATTTTGTTTTTTTCTTCCTCATAAGTCTTATACTTTTCTAATAAGTCCTTATACACTTGTTCCTGCTGAAAGCGTTGGTACTCGGCATTGTCGGCTAAAAGTGTCTTTTCGTTTTCAGCAAGGCGGGCTTTTTCGGCATTGATGGCTTCGGTGTTGGTGTCGAAGTCCTGCCCTTTTTTCCATTTGCCCGCTGCTGCGGCTTTTTGCTTTTCGTTCTCAATGAAGGCGACTAACTGGTCTTGCGAACGCCTCCTTATCTCTTCTTCTTGCTTGTCGTACTCTAATTGTATGATAGCAAGGCGTTTTTCAGCCCCGTCTTGCATTATCTTGATGCGGGCTTCTTCTTGCCTAAATAGGTCGTCTTGGATTTGTCGCTGGTGGTCTTTGTTGGCTTTTTCGGTATCGAACTCTGGAAGGGTTTCTTTTTTGGCTTTTGTAGCGGCTTTCTTGTTTAAACTTGTCTGGTGTTCCTTTAATTTATTCTTTGCTTTTTCTAGATTTCCTTCAGCTTCTTTAATGGCATTTGCAAGTTCTTCTTCTTTAAGTTTCCCTAGTCCTCCGTTCTTTATATTATCCAAAGCCTTCTCTGCGTCCTTAACGGCTTGTGTATATTTCTTAGTAAGGTCTTTATACTCATAGGTTTTTTCGTGAAGGCGGTCTAATTGTGCCTGCAATGTCTTTGATTGCGCTTGTAGTTCCTCTTCATTGAAAGCAAACCAATCACCTCCAAAATTCACCCCGTGAGAAGCCCATTTGTTACCTGCTTTCTTTTGCTTTTGTAAGTCAGCAATTAGTTTCTGTCTATGCTCTAACTCTTTCTTAATCTCTTCCTCTGATAGGTTTTTCACGTTCATGCTCCAAGCGGCTACTCTGTCGCCTTTGTAGTCATTCTTGGTGATTTTCTGCTTTTCCCTAATGTACTTTTCTACCTCATCAATATTATGTATCCAAGATTTACCAAATACACGGGTCATTTCCTCGTCAAGAATGGAGTTTTTCAGCTTATTGGCATCATAAGCCCTCTTACCTGTCTTTGCCTTGTTCAATGCTTTTTCAAAGTCCTGATATTTCCCATACTCATTGGCACGATTTAATCGTTTTTCATTGGCATCATACTGGGCTATCTCCTGCTTGAGCTTAAGTATATCAGCCAATTTAAGGCTTTCTATATCGTACTTAGCAAAGATATTAGGATATTCATTTTGCAAGGCAATAAGCGCCTTTTGTCGCTCTGTATCTGCTAATGCTTGATTAGTGGCACTCTCTATCAGGTCGTCAATCTTTTGCTTGTGCTGCTGCTCCCAGTCTATGGCTTGCTGCTTTTGGTTGTTATAGTCCTGCTGTGCTTTCTCTGCTGCTGTGGTGTTATCCTTTAGCGCCCATATAGCAGCACCTAACCCCACTACCGCAGTAGCTACCAGTACATAAGGATTGGCTTTCATGGCAGCATTGAGGGCTTTGGTTGCAGCAGTGGCAGCATTGGTAGCAATGGTTTGTATGCCTTTAGCAATAGCATCTTCCTTGGCTGCTACTGCCCAACCTTTGGTAAGGGCAATATTCACCAATACAGCTGTACGATACGCCCCATAAGTAGCTATAAGCCCCGCTATCACCTTACCCAAGGTTTGGTAATTCTCAACCAAGAATGCCACACTTGAGATAGCCCCTGAAGCTATGCCTTCGGTAGCTTTGCCTATTTCGTTGAGCATTTGGTCGAAGTTGTCTTGCAAGTTGGATATTTGTCCGCCTAACGACTTGCTTTGCTCTGCCATTAGGTTGAAGAACAAGCCGCCTTCGTTGGTCATATTCTTGATAACGGCTTGTACTTCAGGGAAGCCTATTTTGCCTGCGCTAACCATATCTTTGATTTCGGTTTCGCTCTTGCCTACGACTTTACTTAGTTCGGCTATAATAGGAATACCGGCATTCATAAACTGGTATAGGTCGTTGGTCATTAGCTTTCCTTGTGCTTTGACTTGCCCATATACGTGAATGAGTTGCCCCATAGGTACGCCTAATCCTGCAGCTACATCGCCCATACGGCGAAGGGTTTCGGTTACTTCTTGAGCAGGAACTTGAAAGGCAAGCAAACGCTTAGCCCCTTCAGATACTTCTTGTAATCCGAAAGGGGTTTTAGCGGCAAGGTCGGTGAGTTGTGCCATTAATTCGTTGGCTTTTTCCTTGCTTTTGAGCATAGTGCCAAAGGATATTTCGAGCTGCTGAAATTCGGAGCGTACGGCTATCATTTGGCTAATGAAGGATTGCGCGCCTTGCAGGGTGAAATAGGCGGTTGCTCCCTTGAGAAGGGTTTGCCATACATCGGCTTGTTTTTTGCCTTCTTCTTTGACTTTTTCGGTGAGTTTTTCAAAGTGTTTTTTGATAGCCTCGACATCTTTTTGTATCTGTGATTGGTCTGCTCTTACTTGGAATAATAGAGCTCCGTCTTGTGGTTGCATAAGATTTAGTTTTTAAAGTAATAATGCGAGATTGTGGGTAAATCTCGCATTATTGGGTGAATTGTTTCATTCCTTTGAGAAAATCCCCATAATTGGTACGTTTTTCTGATTTCTGAGGTGCTTTTTTTGTATCTTTATCCTTATCATAATCATAAGAGGGGATAACGGCACTGTAAAGCATTACATTGGCATAGCTTATTTCTTTCAGCACGTAATCAAAAGTTAGCCCGTACTGCTTAGCGAAAGAACCTACAAGTCCCCAGATGCTGTCGTTTCGTTCTCCACTTCCTTCGTCGGCTTGGTTATCATCATTCCTTTGAGGGAAGTGGTAATGACGAAAAAAGGGCGTATATCCATTTGTGCTAACATATTAAAGAACGCTGCAGATACTTCAGTAATGGGGGTGTTAATGAGTTTTTTTGCCAGCAATTCGCCTTTGGTTATATCTTTCTTTTTGCGCCAAAACTGCCATTTAGGATAGGTAACTATTTCAGTGAATTTTTTGCCTAATAGGATTGCTGCTATAGCCCACGCTATATTCTCATACTCTTCGGCATTGTGTATGATTGAGCCTAATATATTAGTCTCATTAATAGTGTCGATGGGTATTTTGCTGATGTACTTTGAAGCCCTTACAAGGGTAAAAATAGAGGGCGGAGCGACTTGATACGCTTCGCCCCCAATGGTTACTGTTGTAGGTTCTTCAAGTAGGGTTTGTGCTACTTTCTCCTCCATAGGTTACGCTACTTTTTCGATGGTGAAATAAGGCTTTCCTGCACCAGGACTAAGGATAGTAATCTCAAGTTCGAGGTTATACCCTTCTGACTCGCTAAATGCTAAAGTAGCCGCAACAGAGCAGTATGGTATATCTACTTTTTCTGCTCCTGACACTTTAGGAACGAGCGATACGGATTGTTTTTTGCTTGATACGAAAGAATTTACAGCAAGTTTGTCGCCTATTTCTGTTATATCCCAAACTTCAGCAAGCAAAGACTTGTTAAGGTTCTTTGCAATACATTTGATTTTCAATGTAGGTTCGCCTTTCATTTGGTCAATGGTTTTACCTCCAATGGCTACCCATTTATACACTTTTCCGTCTTCTTTTTCCCAAGAAAGACTATCTTCTTTGATTATCCCTAATGATTTTAGGGTTGTTGCCATAGTATTTCCCGCTCCTGGTGTACCGAATTTAACTTCTACTTCGCCCCAAGCGGTGGCGTTATTGTCTGTATATGCCATAATTTTTAATTATTAAATGTGTTATACCTAAATTTTACTTTTGCGTTGATGAAAAACTGCTTAATATCCGTGTCCTCAAAGGTTTGTATGAGCTGATGAAGTTGTAACTTGTAGTTCTTAAGCGCTGTTTTAGCTTCTTCAATGATAGGCATTAAAGCACCCTCAATAGCTTCACAACGTACAAAGTTTTTCCTATACTGATTATCGTTATTTTTGACTGTAGGGACAAAAATATTGATGTTAATCACCCCCGTTTGGTATTGACCATCTAATCCTGATAGGAACGCTATTACACAATCCTCTTTCTGTGAGTTCAACGGACGCACCCCCAATCTGTATGTCTGACCATTTATAAGGGGATTTATCTTGTCCTTGAAATACTTGTAAACATCGCTTTCTATTTGTGAGGCTGTTTTTTTCATCGCGATAATGCTTTTAAGAGTTTAGGTACTTCTTTTTCGGCTAATAATTCAGCTGATGAAAGTACATTGTAGTTACGAGCTTCTACATAAGCAGCATACTTCATTCCTGCTACTACTACCAGTACAAAACCTTTTGGGTATTGAGATATTACCTTATTGATGAACGTTTCGCCCTCTTTTTGTCCATTACCTCCTAACTTAGTGAGTTTAAACCCTCCTTTTTCAATAGGTTTGCCGTCTTGTAGTACTACATAGCCTATTGAGGAGCGGAGGTTGCCGGTTTGGTCTTGGTAACTGCCATTTGTCCGCGCTTCATTGATACACTTTTCACCTACAATACGAAGGATACGAACGATTTTCTCTTCGTATTTGGCTATTTTCTGCTGTAGCATACGCTCTATATCAGCGGGGGTGAATTGTGGTGTTATCATACGAATATACGGCAATGAAAGTAATCTCTTGAAAATCGTATTACTTGCTTTTCGAGGCGAATATTCCCCTCTCTATCTACTACTTGCAAGGTAGTACCCGATTCTATTTTTGGTGTATCTTTGGGAGCATAGATAGTAGCGGTACATTCAAATATTTGACCATCTACTTTGCTTATCTTTTGCCCTGCTCCTGCTATCTCATCACGACATACACCTATCTCTTGCCACTCGATAGGGTCGCTTGGATAGGTAGGTATACCGTCATCGTTTATAGTAGGGTTTTGTGATACTTTCACCTTCAATAGGTACGGGTATATTTTCATTTCCTTGCAGTATTTTAGAATAAGTGAGTAATATCTCTTACAGTGGCTTTTTCCTCTAATAAATTGACTCTACCTAACTGCTTACAAAGCAAATTGTAAAAGGCAATAATAGCTGATTTGTCATAAGAAAAGGATAAACCACCCTCAGAAAAGGACACTGGGCGCAATAAGAGTTCAGGAATGAGGTTGTAGAAAAACAGCTTTGTCTTTCGTTCGTTCTCCTCGTTGAACTCATCAGAAAGCCCCAATCCTACTCGCTGCATTTCGGCAATGAGTAGGGTGGTGGGGTATTCCACGTTCCATAGTTTCAGTTTCTCATCTATGTACGCTTGTGCGGTCATCGTTAGCTTAATTTAGTTTTCAAAATAAGTTTACGACTTACATTGTTAAGCACTGGTGTAGCGAATGCTGTTGCCTTTGTAGAAAGCTTTTCAGGGTCTTGTTCCGCCCAAGTGCTTACCAAAATAAATCTGTCAGAAACTACCTTAGTAGTAACTTCATCTTTACGACTGAAAGCAGATGTTATGGTGTAATATGTTTCACCAATGTGAGCATCGTCAGTAAAGTGGATATTACCCAATTCCCAACCGCTGGTGGTGGTTTTAACACCTGAATTTGACTCTTCACTTACATAGCTTTCCCAAATTATTACTTCAGGAAGTCCGTGTGCTCTTAGCGTTTCATTAAGTTGTGCCAAGGTAGGCTCTTGTGCTACACTAAGAGCGTTTTGAGCAAAGGAAGCTGTGAATTTAACTACGCTTACTGATTTTACCATTTGGAAGAATGTAGGTCTGTCCATAATAGCGTAAGCGTAACGGAAACCTTTCTTAACAGCCTCCTCTTGTACTTTTCTAAAGTCAGCAATAGGGTCAAATGTAGCTGCATTGGCTGGCAAGAACCAGTCTTTTTCAGTGTTTTTATTTCCTACTCCAAATTTTACTTTAGCCCCTGCCATAAGAGTATATTCTCCTTTGGAAACTGCTTGTTTAGCGAGTAATTCCAATCGAGCATTTATACCATTGACACAAAAGACAGGGTCTTCATAAATAGATTTTAGAATTTCTTTATAACCACTTGAGTCTTCATCTCCATAAAGTCTTGAAATCGCACGTATATTATCCAAACGGATAGTATCACGCTCGGTCATATCACGGGCTATTTCTATCTTAGGAATTTCTCCCTTTATTTTCTCAACAAAATCACGTCCTTTACGTGGTGATTTTGAGCCAATAGCCACAATTTCAGCAGCGACTTTATTATCGGCGTTTTTCTCAATAGAAGCCCAGTCTAATGTTGTATTGAACTTCAAAGGGAAATAGTTACGATATTGCAAGTCGCCTAACGAACTGTTATTTACTGCCCATTGCAAATCAGCTTCGCGAAATTCTGGAAAGATGTTTACAGCATTAATTGTATTTGCCATTTGTTTATTGTTTTAAAGATTAATAAAAAGTGATACGAGGGAGTACTTTCTTAACGAATGCTATCCCTGCCTTTTCTTTGTCAGGCAATGCTTCAGTGCGTGCTGTTCCTGAAATTACTACGGCTACCATAGGGAAATCATCAAGGACAATATCCTCCGCTGTTAGTCCGATAGCTGTTGCGATATTGCTATCGGTAAAAGTGTCATTAACAGGCTTGAAAGACTCATCATTGTGAGGAATGAGTAATGTGCCTGCTGGTATAATGCCATCGGTAAAGCGTTTTTTAGCCTCAACAGCATTAATAAGCACACCCGCTGGACGGGTTGCTACTACGTGGTCGAATACTACGATTTGACGACCTGCGGTTTGTTTAGTTATCTGTTTCATTGTCTTTTAAATAACTCTTGTATTTCTTTGGAAGGTTCATTTTCTTTCAATCTGCCTCCTACAATAGGTTTTGAATGATAAGAAAGCCCTGTATTAGCTTGAGTTTGCAAAAACGCTTGCTCATCGGCTTTTAGTTCACTGACAAAGGCATTCATTTCTTCATCGTCTTTGAAAGTACGCCCTAAGTGGTGTTTGTAGAATGTTTCTGAAACCCCCTGCGTTTTGAGTTGGTTTAGAAAACGTTCCTTAGCACTTTCTTGTTGCTTTTCAGCTTGAAATGCTGCAATAGTTTCATTTTGTTTTTTTACATCTTCCACGAGGCTTTTTGCCCACTCTGGCATTTCATCAGGTTTAGGCTCTTTTGGGGGAGTAGGTGGGTTTTGAGGCTTTGGATTAGATTTAGCCCTTTCTTCTTCAAGTTCTTTCTCTAATTTTTTGCGAGCCTCCTCTGCTTTTGAAAGGCTGGTACGCCCTTTATCGGCTACTGATTGCAATAGCTTAACTTCTTCCTCTACTCCTTTAACGGCGTTTTCAATTTCGCTTTCTTCTTTAACCGCATTCGCTAATCGGGTAGCGATTGCTTTTAAAATAGTTTCGTCCAACCCCAAGTGCGCATACTTGGTTTTGAGAGATTGTAATAATTTATCTACCATAAGATGTACAATATTTGTTTTTGCAAAAGTAGGGGGTAAAATGTTAAGTAATGTAAGGGTGGTTTGACAATTTTTTGACATTTTGAGGGGGGAGCGTAAAAGGGGGGTGATAATGTGGTAATTTTGCGGTGTAAACCTTTAATTTTATTGTAATGAAAAAGATTTTTATTAAAAACCTTAAAGGAAACGACAAATTGCTGCATTCGATGTGTGGTAATATTCTTTTTGTTGTGTCCTTCGTAATGGCTTGGCTGTGTTATTCACTATGGGAAGCCTTTGTGATTGCCGTTGGTGTGGTACTGCTTGTAGGACTCACCAAGGAGTTGTACGATAAGTACATCAAGAAAACATTCATTGATTGGTGGGATATAGTGGCGAGTGTTACGCCTTACCCTATTGTTAAACGTATAAACGAAAAAAGATGATAAACTACATTTTACAAGGCTTCGGCTTCACCGGTTGGCGAGACTTTATTAACTCAAGTTTTGGACACGTATTTTCAGTAAATTTTATCGCCGTAGATGTGGTAGTGTCTGCTTTTATAGGCTTGGTACACTTCCTATTTGGCTTCAATCACTTATTCCTTGCCGCTTATGCGGTGCTGATACTCTTTGAGTGGATTACGGGGGTATTAGCAGCATTTAAGCGTGGTGAAGAGCACGAGAGTCGCAAATTTGGACGTATGCTACTGAAGATGCTCACTTACTTGGTGCTGATATACGTGCTGCATACATTTGAGGATAATATTAAGTTTCCAGCGATAGGTGATTTTGAGTTCGACCCATTTCACTGGTTGTATTGGGTAGTGCTGCTTGCTATTATATGGCAGTTAGTAGTGAGTTTATTAGAGAACTTGGATTGTTTAGGGTTTAGGTTCGCTGGAATACTGCTGAAGATTATCAACAAAAAATTCTTTAAGATGTTTGACCTTACAGAAGAAACTGAAAATACTAATACTTAATTATTATGACAGCAAAAGAATTTATACAGACTTATAAGCCGTTTGCGCTGGAAAGTGAACGCAAAACGGGCATTTCGCATTTATTTATTTTAGCACAAGCTGCCTTAGAGAGCGCTTGGGGGAAGCGAGCCCCTGGATATAACTTTTTTGGAGTGAAGGCAAGAAGCGGCACACCGGCTGATAGTAAACAGTTGTTGCTTGCTACAGAGGTATTAGATACGCCAACTGCTAACCCTCAAAAATTTCCGAAGATTATTAGCATTACACAAAGGCCTGATGGGAAGTGGTTGTATAGGGTGAAGGACTGGTTTATGAAGTACTACACTGTAGAGGAGGGTTTTACTGACCACGCTCAATTCTTTTTTAGGAACAAAAGATATGCAAAGGCGTTGGAGGTAAAGGATAATCCTTACAGATTTGCTGAAGAAGTGGCGAAGGCAGGTTATGCTACGGCTCCTGATTATGCTACAGTGCTTAAGAAAACAATTAAAATGTTAGAGAGTTATGGTTAGGATAGTATGGTTATTATTGGCGTTTCTGGCCCTTGTGGGGTGTAGGACACGAAAAGAGATAACGAGTGAACATCAGCACAAGGTGCAAAAAGAGCGGTTTATACACTATAAAGACAGTGCGCTGATATTGTCGCAAAGGCTTCAGCAGTTGGATTTTCTGGCTTTTCAGGATTGGTCGGTAGAGATTGAGAGCGATAAGGATAGTGTTGGTAACAGCAAAGAGTTAGTATATTACCGTATTCGTGATGGTGATAATGAAACTATTAGGGTAAGTGGTGGAAAGGTGAAGATTACGACTAAAAGCAGCCTATCCAATAGCTTAATAGAGGCGAATACTACCCTTACTAATACGATTACTCAGAAGACTGACGAAAAACGATATACGAGCACAGATACGGCTTTTCTTCATAAAACAAAAGAAGTGAAAGGAATAGTAATAAGATGGTGGTGGGTGGTGGTTGTGCTGCTGGCTATGTGGATTGGTTGGCGATATAAGGTGTTTCGGTTTTAGTTAGTGAAAGAGAAAAAGGCTATTAGCGTTGTGCTGATAGCCTTTTTTGATTGGTGATTAGTTAGCGATTTACTACTCTGATATGCTTTTATCATCAGTGTTTTGACCATTGATAATAGCGGTACAAGTATCGTGAATGTGCTTGTAGAGCTCAATATCTGAAGGTTGGAAATTTTCGTTTTGGATATTGAAGCCTTGAGCGGTTGCTGTACCCTGAATGGGGGTTGCGTATTGGTTGCTATCGCTGGCACGAGTTGCTGAAAAAGCGACTGCTGTAGGGGTAGTGTCTTTTTCGTTTTCGTAGAAGTAGGTGATAGTAACACCTTGCACGGTTTCTTGTGCTGTAGTACGGGTTGTTTGTTGAATGATTTGCATATTATTTGATTAATTTTGAGTTTTAAATTAAGAATTACGAGATATTACCATTGTATAATAATCTCCTGAATAATATCTTACTTTTATAGCATCTCCTCTTGCTAAATCTACATAACCATTACCTCCTCCAAAACGGTTGCCATCATTATCTAATAGGTAACCTCCTTCTATACCTGATAGGCGTATTCGTTTACCGCCTACAGAGTGTGATAATGCAATAGTGATTTCAAAGGATAGTGATAGGTTTTCGCGAGTTATATTTTGAAATCCAAATTTATTTAAAATACTAACAACTATAGATGCGTTTGGTAAATATATCTCTCTGAAGTTTGATGCTACATCGCTAAATATAAATATATTGGTAACTCCTAACCATTCGTGTATAGTACCTGAGTCGGCTACACCTGTATATACGTATTCAAATAACGAATTAGCTCCAAATGAAACAGTATCACCATATATGGTTTGAGCGCGGTTGTTTTTATAACCTAAAGAAACATCTATTTCATCATTAGGGTGTGGTGGTACTGATAATATTTGACCTGTAAAACTACTTAAATTATATTTTGATTTTGGATAAAGAGGTTTTCTGCTAATAACGTTCATCGATTCTGTTACTCCAGTTACACTTCCAGCTACTCCACCTATAGCAGTATATATACCTCTATCATCTTGACGATATATTATACCTCTACCTCCGTAGTAAGTGCCTCCGTTTACATTTTCACCTTTAATAGTCTCTTTCCCATTTACAATTTCTCTTTCCCAATTTCCTGAATATAAAACTCCTAAAAGTTCTAAATTACCACTTATTTTACCACTTTGTGCTTCTATTTGTCCTGATATGTGGGCGTTGGTAGCCCATAGTTCTCCGTTATCATCTACTCTGAAGGGGGCTTGTTCTTTTTGTGAATAAGGCTTTCCGGCAAAGAAACGTATAGAATTATTAGCTAATCCTGCCCCATTAATACCTGCATTGCCGCCTAATGTGTTCCCGACGGTGAGTGCGCCTGTGGTGATGGTGTTTTTTACGATTTCTGTACCATTAGTATAGTTGGCCCCTTTGCTAAATATACCATTGATGTACTTAACATTTGCTTTTTCGGCTTCGGTGAGGTTCATTGCGTTTTTGTCAATGATACCTAAATCTACCATTGTATCCCATACATCTTCAGGAGCGGGAGTCCAATCGGTGGCTTTGTTGCCTTTTTCAAGTTTTATCCATTCTATGGTACTATTTACAATTACATTTTGGTGAAAAACATATATAACAGCTAAGAGAGGGTTTGTAGGGTCTTTTTTCCAATTAAATGTTTGCTGATATATACCATTTCCTTTATCTTGTAAAATACATAACTCTTGATACCCTCTCTTATTATATAACCTAAAACCACTTTTTCCAGCTCCTAATTCTCCTTTTAAAGTAAAAGTAACCTGTTCATTTTCTTTAGGTTCTTCTGACAAAAGAAAACTTGCAATAGCATAATTATTATTAGTAATTTTATTATTACTTTTCAAGATTAAATTTCTCCCACCAACATTCAATTCATTTACCTTTTGCTCGGCAAATGTTTTGGCTTGCTGGAGGTTTTGTTGTAGTTGTAATATGCGGGCTTGTTGTTCTGCCGTTATTGCTAATCCTGCTTGCTTATTGGCTTCGGCTATGGCTTGGGCTTTGGTAAGTTCGGAATGGCTGCGTGCGTAGGCTTCGGTAGCGGTTTTGGCGGCCGATATGGCTTGTGTGCGGGCTTGTTGCTCGGTTTGTAGCATACCACTAACAGCACTATTTATTCCTTGTGGTGTGCCATTGATGATTTTAGTAGCTATTTCAGCAAAAGGAGCTGTACTACCAGCAGACGTATAAACCTCTATGCCATTGCCTTTGCCTATATTAGGAATACCTATAAGAGCATAAGGCAATCGCCAAGTGAAAGATGTTGCAGGAATACCTGCACCACAACGATATAGGGCGCTCATAAGAGCTTCGTTATTACCTAATGCATCAAAAGAAGCTAATGCAACTATTACATCACTATTTAGACTATTAAGTTTATTAGCAAGCTCGGTGCGCCCTTCATCACTACCATGAATATAATAAGACTGCTTGAATATGACTTGTAGGTCGGAGCGGCGAATTACAGCAAGTTGTAAGCCGCTTGATATTATATTGAATATATACTGACCATTAAGTTGAATAATAGCGTTAGCACTTCTGTCTAATCCTGTACCTCGTAGGTATATTTCGCCTTTGTTGGTGTATTCTTTAAGTTTGGTTTCTAAAGTGGTATTTGTGTCGTTGGTGTATTGTTTTAGTTTAGTTTCTAATGAGAGTAAATCAGGATTTACAAGCTGCTTTATTTCGGTTTTGTTGCCGTCTGTGATTTGTAAGTTGGCTTTGATGATGATTTCTTTGTCTAATAGCTGGATAAACTGTTCTCCATTCCCTGAGCTGATTTTACTGGTTACTATTTGTCCGCCGGTGATTTCGGTAAAGCCGTTGAGCTGGGCTATTCCTCGCTCACCATTGTACTCTGAATTGACGGTGGCATATAGGAAATGGTAATAGCCCGCTACTTGCTCTATATCTATTTTGTTTTCGGATAGGATAAACTCGGCTGTCTCTACAACTTTGCTTGCTTTGATGTATAGGTAATAGGTTTTTGCCTTATCGTCTAATCTACCTGATACAAAGGCTGGTGCGTACCAATATTTATAGTCAGCTGCTGAATAATTGGGCTTAATGTCGGTTGTACCTAATGCGTAGTGCTTTATCCAACCGCTGCCTGCGTTGAGTTGCTTGTTGTTTCTATCAAAGTACAAGGTATGAGGTACGGTGATAGGGTTGGTCTTATTGGCCACAAAGGCAAATTGCCCTGACTTGTTGCCTACCAATGCCATCATCGTTTGTACGGTGGCAGGAATGATGCTCTTGGTGTATTCGGGGAAGGCTTCTTCTATCTGCTTAATGGTCTCTAAGGCGTTGCGCCAGCTGCGTTTGGTTTCGGATAGGGTACGCTTGTTGAGTTCGCCGAAATATACTTCTTGGTTTTGGAGTTTGCGTATTTCGGTGGCGAAGGACTGCCCTTGTACCTTGTTGGATAGCTCTATTTGTGGGCTATAAGGGTTGTTTACATACTCTTTGAGCCCTACGATGCGAATGGCTACGGGGGTGCGCTGAAACTCGGTATCGGAGAAGTGGATATAAGCACCCATTTTGAGGCGACCTCCTACATTAGTCCATTGCTTTTTAGCCCATATGCCGTCTAAATCGCCAGTGAAGGTGAAGAGGTCGGCGCGGTTTTCGTATAGGTATTTGCAGGCTTCTTTCATCATCTCCCAGCTGGCTCCTGATTGGGTGGCGTTGTCGCAAATATAGGCATTAGGCATTTGCATATTATAGACGGAATACTCATCGCCTATGGCTGGCTTGAATATATCATTTGGCATTGTTACCCCGTCTTCTTCTTTTGGGACAAGCTGAAAGCGTTTTTGGGTATGGTCGTATTTCTGTACTTCAAACTCACGTCCTGAAAGCATACCGCTTTCAAAGTAGATAAGCATCTTTTCGCCATTGATGCGCATACCCCAAAAGTTGAGGGCTTGGGGTATGGTGGTATCGGTAAAGTCGTAGAAGTGTTTGGCTTTATCTACTTCAATGACTGCTGAAACCCTTCCTTTGCGCTTGGGGTATATATGCGAAAGGTCGAGGCTTTGTTCGTTTATAAAGCCGTTATTTTGGGCGTTCTTGATAGCTATTGATAGCCCTTTGTCGTCCGAAACGAAGGTTACGCCTTCATACACGTACTCTTGTGATTTTGGCAGTAATAGTTCTTTATTGCCGTACTTGGAGCGGTCGATATTGCGTTCGCCTCCTTGTACATATAGGCGTGTGATGCGGCTTTGCTCAGTAGTACGGCTTACACCTGTTTTGAAGCCTTTGCCTTTGCCGTATTGGAGGGGTAGTGGATTGTTCTTGAAGTATTCTACCTTGCGGAGGTGTATGGTTTTGCCGATAATTTCGTATTCGGTCTCAAAGGCTTTGGCTATCATATCTAAGGCTTCGAGGCAGTTGTTGTGATTGTAAGATATGAGTTTTTCGGAGGCTTCAATAGTAGTTCCTACCTGCCAACCGCTATCTATCATATTGAGGCAATCTACCAATATCTGAATATGGTAGCGTGGTGAGGCTGTGAAGGGGAATTTTAGGGTTTTATCGTTGGGGTTACGAAACTTGTAATTCTTGAGATTTGCGCCCTCGCTGTCCATAGTGAGGGTGTACTCGAAGTGGTGGGTGTTATGCTTCACTACCTTGGCGGGTTGATTGAGTGTGTACCGTTCTCCTTGGAACTCGCACCACGCACCGGTAGGAATGTCGGTATAAGTGGGTAATGAAAAGTATAGGGTGAGGGTATGCTCGCCCATTATAGAGCGATAACGGTAACTCTCATCAGTAGGGAGTATATCGAGGCGAGTGGTATTGAAATTGATTTGCATAACTTTGAATTACAAGTGATGCAAAGGTACGTTAGTATTGATAGGATATTAGCAAGGTGGTTTGACAATTATTTGACATTTTTAGACGAGGACGAAGGTAAGGGTAAATTCTACCTTAAGGGTATTGCCGATAAGCAGTGCATTCTTGACGCTTGCTTTTTGGTAGATAGCTTTAAGTTCTTCCCCTCCAAAAGAGGGGGGAATGTTAATGGTTCGTTCGCCTTGTTTGGAAAGGTTGTATAATAGGGCGTCATATAGCTGCCAAAAGGAGGCGAGAGGCTGACTGATATAGCAATGTAGGGTAAGAGTGCGCTCTTTGAAAGTGTTAGCGTGCTGGGCGTATTGTACGCCTACAAGGGTATTGCTGGTGGTGGTGAGGTGCTCTTTTACCTCGTAGGTGGGCAGGATGGTGTTTTGATTTTCCTCAAGTAGATAAATGCCATACTTGGATAGATCTGTACCGTCTATAGTGAAGCCTGAAGGGGGCAGGGTGGCATTGGGGGCGGTATAGGTGTAGCCTTGTAAGGGCGTATCATTGGTGAGGGTAATATCAGTAGTGATATAGCCTTGTTCGGTTTTGGTTTTTTGAGCGGATACGAAGCGGAGGCGAAAGGTTTTGCCTAACTCTTCAAAATGAAAATCGTTATAGGTTTGAGCGGTTAGGAAGGTTATGAAGGGGGTGTAATGGGTTGCCTTGCTGATGAAGGTGAGGGTGTACTGCTGGGCATCGAGTACGGGGGTGCTAGTGTCGTACTCTTTGCCATAGTACTCTGCCCATTCGTTTGAGGGTAGTTTTTTAAGCGGGGGGTAGCAAAGAAGGTCTTTGTAATTGGTGTCTAAAAGGTGGGTTTGGTAGGTGGTTTGTATGTCAGTGTTATTTATTTTCATATTTTTGTTGTTATTTAGAAATATTGTTGTATCTTTGCGGTGCAAAAGGGTATTAAGAACTTTTGCCGCGAAGCGAGGGTTATAAGACCGTCAATTCGCTACCAGAGTAGAGCCTTAATAATCAGCGCAATGATTGTTAAGGCTTTGCTTATTTTAGGCTGTTTAGTTTTTTGATTACTTCTAAGTAGTTTGTTAGCAGTTCTTCTTTTGTAAAGGTTATTGCTTTATTTTGATGCACAAAGTATATTTCTTCTAACCAATTGCTATTTTTAAAGCTCATTATTTTTCCTTTTAGGTTTTTGGTAATATCCTGAGATTTCCAATCTTCAAAGTTGGTTATGTCAAAAACAACGCTTCCTTTTTGTGCATTAGCTCCATTTATTTGTTTCTTTACCTTGTCTAAATGGCTTTTAATGCTGGTATATGAACTCGTTTCTTTTCTATCGGCAACAAGTCCGTTTATTTCATATTCAGGGTTTTTGATTTGCACTATATTGCTATCTATGTGAGGACGGATATTTACATTCTTTCCTAACTCATCGGCTATAATTTTAGCAGTTGCTATGTTCTTTTCTAAGTCTTTGTTATCGGCATAAGGACTTACTTGTACCATTGCCTTGTTTTTACCCTCATATATTTTTTTGTAGGGTGTATTGAATTTTTGCAGCTCTTGTTCTTTTATTGAATTACTCGTTACTAACCCTTTATTAGCCTCAATAAAATAGGGCTTTGTTTTCCAATTCTTGAAGCGGTCTTTGTTGTCGGTTAGCCATTGCTTGTAGTTGTTGGGTACTTCGGCTACGTAATTAGACGAACTTTCAGGGGGCAGAGTTTCATCGGCTTTGAGTTCCTTGATAAGCTCTTCATCGGTTTTTAGCAGGGTGATGATATGACATTTGCAGCCTACGTGCCAGCCGTGAAAATGGAAAGTTTTGGGATATTTGCCTTTCAGCTCATCGCACATATCATAGACTTTGTGCTGCGGTGATAGGCGTACCTCGAAGCCTACAATATCAGGGTTTTGCTGTATGCGCAACCAATCGGCGGACTTATAGGCTACATTGATTTCATTGCTGGTAAGGCGCAAGGCGTTTTTATAGGCACTTCGGTACACTCCTTGCCCAGGGTGATAGTTTTGGGCGTTCTTGCTTAGTACAAGGTTGCTGTACTGGTCTCTGACCCTACGGAATAGGGCGGTGGGGTTATTGAGCAGGTTGCGTACCTCTCGGCTTAGCTGTACCGCGCTTTTGCCTTCTTCTAATGATACAGATAAGGCGAGTTCTATTTCGGTTTGTGCTTTTTTAGCAATATCCCATACTCTATCTGATATGGTAAAGTCTTTAATCTTACGCACTTTGAAGGCTTCGAGGGCTTCAAGGTTCTTATATTTGGTTACTCCTGCTCTTAGTAGTTGGTCCTGTTTGCTGTTGGCAAAAGCCCATTCATTGGTGATACCTTGCTTTATGATTTGGTCTAATTGGTTGCTGAAATTATCTAATTCCTTATCAAAGGCTTTTCCTTTTTTGGTGGAAGCAAAAGCAAATAATGTACTTGCGATGAGTTCCTTATAGTCGGTTTTGAGGGCTATAAAGACGGCTGTACCTACAAGCTGGTAAAACAATCGTTCTACCTGTTGTAGGTATGCCATTAGGTGCTTTCTATGTTGCTCATCGTAATTCATTAGATAGCGGCTTCATTGAGGTTGTTATTCTCCTCGTCTTTGATTTGCTGTAGTTGGGCTTCAGGGTCGGTAATGCCGAAACGCTGCATAGCTTCTCGTTGAGATAGTAGCGGTTTTCCTCCGTTAGCCTCCATAAGGGTACGTATCATTTCGGTATCATCGTCAATATCGAAAGGGGTGATGATGGGGGTGATGTCTATATCTTTCAGTTCTTTCTCAAAGGGTAGATACATCTTAGAAAGGAAGGCTAAAATGATATTGATACGCCTTTGTAGGGCCGGTATGAATATAGCCTCATTGTCCTTCACCTTGAGGTGTGCGGGTAACCAAGCGAGTTTGCGACCTACACCTGATAGCATATTGCCTTTGCCAGCGTAGAACTCATCGGAAAGGTCGGGGGTGTGTGAGAACTCGTGTATATCACGGCGGTTCATACTCATTTCTTTGTCGAAACTCTCATTAGCATTAGGAGGTACGACGAATTGCACGTTTCCACCATCTTTTACTTCAAAGACTTTACCGCCCGTGTTGTTACCTGACATTTTCCCTTCGACTTTGCCTGCTATCATTAGAATAGGTTCACCAAATTTTCTGTTACTTTCAGAGAAGTAGGTACGCTGTACTTCTGCTATTTCGATGAGGTGTTGTACAGCTTCCCATTCGGGTTTTTCTTGCTGATATAATACTACTGGTATTTTGCCGATGATGTTTGGTTCTACTTTGGTAGTGGTTTGTCCGTTTTTAGTAGTGAAAGTGTATATAAATTCAGCGGTGAAGGCTTGGAATACAATTTCGCCCTCTTTGGTGGTACTTTCAACGGCAAAAGATATAAGGTTGTTATTATCGTCAAATCGTGGGTATAGCTTGTACTTTTCGGGTGATAGTATCATGTGTCGCAAAAGGAATTTAGAAGGCACGCCGTATTTCTCGTTTTGCTTTTCTTCGGTATACCACAATTCCGCTACTTGTGTATACCGCTTTACCTCTGTACATATTTTGCTATCTGAAAAACTCATTTTGTTTGACTTGATAACCTCCTGAAAGGCAGTAAATAGAGGGCTATCCTCAGCGGTGTACTTGTAGGGTATAGCGGTTTGGAACATTGTGGCAATATCTACAATACGCTTTTGGTAAGGCAATCCTACACGATTGAGAGCGCGATGACTTTTTCTAAAACGTTCCTTTCCGTTAGCATCTAACATAGGATTACCATCTTCATCTGTGATTGGTATCAAAATAGACTGGTCAGGATATTTGTGTTTGTTTTGGAATATATCGTGCTTTTTTACATCGTATTGTTTTTTGTAATGGTCGATGTCTACTGGTTTTATTCCTTGTTTAAAATCTTCTTGTGTAATAGATTGTTCGTTCATATTGCTATATTTTTTTAAATCATTGAGGCAAGTTGATATAAGTTGTTATTTGTTCCACTTAGTAGCTTCATCGTGATATAACGGATAGCATCTATAGCGTGGTTGTAATTATCTATGGGTATACCTGCTTTTTTATCGTTCCAAGCGTAATTTTTTAGCTCTTTCATTACGTTGAAGCTGTAGGGGGTTACCACTAACTTGTAATTGAGCAAGGTGGTTATACCTGCTGATACGCTTCCTGCTCCTTTTTCGCAAGGTTCTATATTTAGACCTTTGTTGCGTAGGTCGGCAATGAGGCGTGGTTCGGCACTATCGGCAACGATAAGGTCGTTTGGGCGGTCGATTAGGGTGCTATTGAGTATATAGAGTCCGTCAGACGATAGTTGTTTGTTACCATAGTATTTTTCAGCTATATATATGATTTTATTACGATTATCCACCGCTACCTTAATGAGTGTGTCTGGGTCAACCGAAAATCCGTAATCTTGTCCGTACCCATAAGGTAATGAGGTGTCGAAATCTCCCATCTCCCAATTGGTGAATATGACCCCTTCGGATACATCAGCCCAGCGACCTATGATTTTTTGGGCGTATTTGGTTTTGTTGAACAAGGACTGACTGAATTTGCCTTGCTCATCGGTGGCTTGTGCGAGGCTTTGGTCTTTTATCTCCTCAATCTGCTTAAAAAACTGCTCATTGAGGTTTTCTGCATTATCAAAGTAGGTGGTGTGTATGTGTAGGACATCAGGGTGGGTGGATAGTTGCACTTCTACGCCGTCAATATTGACTATTTTGTGCGTTTTTTCAATGTACTTCTTATAAATGAAATGCTCGGCATTGGAGGGGTTTAGAATGAGAATAACACGCAATTGCTTGCCTTTCTGACGGATTGAGAGTATTAGCTTTTCGTAATCTTCCTCTGATAGCCATTCCTCCATTTCATCGCCTACGAAGGTGGTAATACCGTGTAATGATTTAAGGTTGGCGGTTTGGTTTCCTGATGAGGTTTTGATACCTTTGAAAAGTATTTCAGAGCCTGAAAAGGTGTTTTTAATTGCTGTTTTGGTGATACTGAAATATGCCCCAGTGCCTTCTGCTTCTATCTTTTCTTCAAACTCAGGGATAATGGAGCTGTGGGCGGATACCATTGTGTAACGGCTAAATAGTATCTTATGCCCTGCTTCAAAAGATAAGCGTTCAAGGAAAGTGGAGGCGTTGTAGGACTTGCCGCTGCCTCGACCTCCTGAAAGGATGGTGATGAACTTATCTTTATTCAGATATAGGGGATTATATACGGGTTGCGTTTTAATCATTACTTTTACTATTGCTTTTGAGCCATTGGGCGATGTCGATAGAGCCTTGTACGGCGACTTCGTCTTTGATGCCGTCATCGGTTTTGAAAGTGGATAGTACAGTTTGCATTGCTGTCATACGGGTTTTATAATCGACTGGCACTTCACGGAATTTGTTAGGAATTACTGTGCCGTCTTCATCAGTAAGAGGCTCACGGATAACACCCATAATGGCAATGACTGACACCAAGTTAGACACATCGTTAAAGGTACGTGCTCGGTAGGCTTTTTGTACGATTTCCAATTCAGGGTTTTTACGAATACGGCGATATACCCCTGAATAATCTACTCCTAACATTTCGGCTGCCTTAGTAGGTTGTCCGTTGGCTTTGATAAGAGCTTGTTTTAGTTCCTCATCGGTGTATTTTTCGTTATCTATCTTCTTACGTGGTTTCATATTGATTTTTATTGAAAGTTATTAGTCTATGCGCTCTACCTTTGCCGATAGCGTTTCTCCTTTTATCATTTTAAATTCAGGGTCAAACCCCATACGGATCATAAAGGCTTCTTTGTTTTTCCAGTTATCAAAGGAAAGCGTTACGTAAGCATCTAAATTTTGGGCTTTTTCAATGGCTTGTTGTTTGATAGCTTCTTTTGCTTCTTTGACTTGTTGTTTTTTCTCTTCATTGGATATTTCTCGCTCGATGTCTTTTTCCTGCTTTATGGGCGCGTATGTTTCTTCTATAGCTTGTGATAGGTCGGGTACTTCAAAGGAAGAATAATCAACGGCATATAGGTTAAGGTCATAATCGTCAAGCCCCGCATTGAGGTAATCAATATCAGGAATAAGTGAGCGCATTAGCTCTTCGTCAAGTTCGGTGCGTGAGCATGTCTGAAATATATTTTGTTCCTTTTCTGTTTTAAGGTCAAAAGACACTTTTTCTACTTTGATTGTGTAGTCGGTTTCGGGAGTGCCATCGTACTTGTGTATAATATCAAGTGACATTACTCTTTTGTGTCCATCTACAAGGTTTGAGGTTTGCTCATTCCAAATTATGCCACCTAAAAATCCTACGTTTTTGATGTTTTTACGCATTTGTGCGATTTGCTCATCTGTATGCTTTTTAGGATTGAAGGGAGCAAAGTTTATTTGTGAGCGTTGTATAGTGATTGTTTCACTTTGCTTGTATAGTTCCTTTTGTGTTTTTGTTTTTTTGGTCATAGTCAAATAGTATTTTTTCGGATAATGGATAAACATCTAATATTTTTTGCAAGTCATTAGGGTAATGCTCACGTAGGTATAGATATACATCAAGGTCAAAGGTTATTCCGTTACTTTTTTTATTGCTGTATTGTATGGGTTTGGGTAATCTGTTATTGCTAATATACCGAAGTACATCTTTGTCTTTCCATAAAGAAAAAGGATATACGAGTTTTGTAGGTGAAATGGCTTGCATTTCGTATTGTCGTAACATTATACGCCTATTCATACTATCAGACTGTTTCATTCCTAAGAATACGTACTCAATTTGTGTTTCGATGCGTACTGATTGTATTATGTCGGATAGTTTGAGTATACGTGTATTTTGAGGAGTACAGAATAACCCTGATTTATTGATATAAGTAAGGGCGTAATGAGGTCTCTGTATAAATGATATGTTAGGGTATTGCTTTTTTGAGAAGTTTATGAATTTATTGATATGCTCAAGGTCTTTTACAAAGTACATAAATACGCATACGACCTCATTGAAGTTTTGAGCGCACCAATGTAGCAGTGCGATGCTGTCTTTGCCACAAGAATAAAATAGCAAAACACGGTTAGTTTTAGCTTTAACCGTGTCTATAACTTGCTGTGTGTGTTGGTAGATATTCATAGATTAACCCGCTGAAAGTCCTGCTTGTTTTCTAAAAGCAGCGTATACGTTTCGCCTACGTTGTTGTACTGACAACGCTTGACCTTTTTGATTTCTACCATATCGGGCTACTCGACTAATGCCCGATAGTTTGTTAATTTGTTTTTGGATTTGTGTTTTTCTAACTCAGCTGAATGTTTTAAAGGGTTATTAAATATTTTTCTTGCTTAGCACCTTGCCTAATGTATAAACCATTTGGGCTTCGATGTACTCTTGTCCATCTTCTTCGTAGGTGATTTCTTCACCATTTTCATCAACAGATAGTTCTATTTCAGAGTTGGTGATTTCGATAACGACTTCAGGGCGATTGGTTGCATAACCGTTGAGAAACTTAATAGCATCGTACTTTACAGGCTGAAGCCACTGGTCTTCATCTTCAGCCTCTGGATTTTGAATAATGTACTTATCGGCATTCTTTGGTCGAATTTCTCGATACTCTTTTGTTTTTGTCCCTGATAGAATATCTTCTAAATAAGGGCGTTTGATTTGTAATGTTAATATTTTCATATTGCAATATTTTATTAGTTGCGGGGGCTGGACTCGAACCAGCGACCTCGTGCAAGTTAAACACGCAAGCTAGCCTACTGCTCTACCCCGCTGGTAAGGCAAAGGTACGGTGATTGTTGCTATATTGCTTGCTGATAGTTTGACATTTTTTTGACATTTTTTTGTGTGGTGCAAATATAGTGATTTTATGCGATACTTACAAGGTTAAACTTCTTAAAACAGCGATATTCGTGGCATTCGGTATCGAAGTATACTTGTACAGTATTATTGGTTTTGCGGCTTTGCTGGGTAGGAGGTAGCAAATCGGGGCGTAATGTACCCCACGCTTCACGGGTTGAGCCGTCTACTTTTTGAAAGTAGAAGCGTACGATTTGGCTGCTCATTTTGCTTTTTAGTTTGATATTTGCCCACGCTTTTTTGAGGCATTCGCTGAATGATAACCCTGTTTGGCGTGCAAACTGCCAAGCGAGGGTAAAAACGTTCTTTTTGTCGGTATTTTTCATTTTGATATAGGTATTAAGGTTATTAATTATTTTTTAGTGTGTAGTGTAATACGGTTGCTTTGTGTATGGTTTTAGCATTGTTGTAGGTAGATGATTTGCTTTCTTTGATAATATCAAATGTGTGTTTGTCAGTTACACTGGTGATATATGTTTTTTCAGCTTTATCAAAGTAGGTACTGATAATATAACGGTCGTTTATGGTGTCGTGTAGTGCTTTCATTTGCTTTTGAGGTTTTAAAGGTTAAATATAGATTTTTCTAACAAGCCCTTTACCATAGGCGTTCACATATGAAGAACCAGCACTTTTTGACCAGTATTCATAATGAGAGCGGTTTTCTTCAAGTTCAGCTTGTGCAAGGGCTTCAGTTTTGAAGGTTTTGCTCAGCTTGTTGTAGCCGCTGATAATAGCGTACCCGCCTCTTACTTTGGCTACTTTTAGAGTTATATCAAAGTTGATTTCTGATAGTGCTTTAATGGTTGTCATAGTGTTATGTATTTAAAAGGTTATTACTGATATATTGAGCCTTTTTGCGCCTTGCTCAGGGCGTGGGGGTTAGACATTTAGAATTTTTGAATAATTGTTGTATTGTTCTTGCAAGAAAGAAAAATATTTTATAAACTTTTTTTCATTTTCTTTGGTGAATGTACCCTCTATTTTAGTTTAAAAGCAGTTTAAAGACTTGCTTAGGTCTGTTTTTTTAGAATGTTAAACTGTCTTTTAATTGACTTACTACTGTATTAAACTTTTCGCGGGTTGTTTTTTTAAACTTTAAATTCTTGTTAGGTAAATACCCCCCTTTGCTAAATTTTGCTGCGCCAATGTTGCCTCGTATATCATAAGATACGCAAACGAAATCGGCAAATACATCTTCTTCATTTACTACATTTAGCACGTTTATATAAGTAACGTAGCTACTGTTCTTATCTATCATTTCATAAACGTTACCTTCTTTGAGGTCTTTTAATTCTAATGCTTTCATACTATTAATGTGTTTAATGTTATTACTTGTTCTTATTGTTTGACAGTGCAAAGGTATAACTATTTTTACATATATGCAAATTTTTATATACTTTTTTTTATATATTTTTGTAATTTATTTTGTAAACGATTGATAGTAAGCACTTATGCAAATAATACTTTTTTTAATTATTTTGCTATATCAATTATTTTACATACTTTTGTGGCGTTAATGTAATTATTCTTATATATGATAGATTATAACTATATCACTAAAAAGATTAAAAGCAAAGGGTTTAAACTTGCTGATGTAGCAAACACGCTGGGGGTACAATATCAGACGCTAAACAAGAACCTTAAAAACAATTCCCTTGATACTATTCAAAAAGTATCAGAGGTTATAGGGGTTTCATTTTTTGAATTGTTATTGCCTCCTGAAGGTTTTACTCACTTTTACGATGAACAGGGCCGCTGGCTGGGGATTGTAAGAAAGTACCCATACTCACAGGAGGCTGATAGTATGCAGCTGAAAGAACGCTTTGAGCAGGAGCAGCCAAAAGAGGGTGAAGAATAAAAAACTACCGCCCCATAGGTGAGGCGGTAGCAAATTGAAAAAACATAATAAAAATGAGAAAAATACTATAAAAGAATTAAGAGCGCTTAGACTTTTTCATTAGGTTTATTAGTACTCTTTCCGAGTTTTTAAAACATTGATTGTACTGTGTGTTTTTATCTGCAAGCGAATGCTGGTGGAGGTAATAGGTTACACTGGTACGGGATACACGTAGATAGTTAGCTAAATCCTCTTGTGTGCAGCGAAAATGCTTCTTTGCTAATCCGCAAAATAGTTTCTTTAAGTCTGATTGGCTAAATTGTTGCGTCTCTGTGACTGTTTCGAGGGCTTTTTTTATATTGTCAAACATAGGAATTAGGTTTTATGGTTAAATCTTTTTAGGTAACTTTTCTATTTTAGGTGCAAAATAATCACCAACGCTAATGTAATTTTCTACTACTTTCTGAAACTCCTCAAAGGTGTAGCATACAGCATAGGTATGCCCTAGTGTGATGACTTTTTTCTGAAAGTCTTTTTGGTTGGCGGTTTGGCGATTGCCTTTGACTTTCATTTCGATATAGAGGCTTTTACCTTGTGGAAGGAGTACTACCAAATCGGCTACCCCTGATAATACGCCCTCTGCTTTGAGGCGTTGCGCTTCACGTACATTGCGACTGCCTCCATTAGGAACGGCGTATATAACAAGGTGCGGATATTGGTATCTGAACCAGCGAACGCAGGCTGTTTGGAGGGTGCTTTCTTGGTGTTTCATTTTTTATGATTAAAATCTATGCTGCAAAGGTACGGAATGATTTAAATAATTCCTAATATTTTTTGTTGTAACTTTTTGTATATCAATATTTTGAAACGTTACTATTAACGTTGCGTTTTAACATTGCAAAACAGCAATCGCCTGACTATCACACCCTATAAAACGCAAAAAGACGAGCGTTTTGCCCGTCTTTTTTTGAAAATTATTTTGTTATATTTATAACTTTTCTATGTTTCTGAGTTTTTCGAGGTAGAAATCGCGTATTCGTTGAAAATCTTCATCGGTAAACTTGTTGTCTCTGAGTCTCATTCGCTTGTGAGTTGCTGCTGATGTACTCTTCTGAATGGCACGCGCTACCTTGCTATCGGATAGCTCTAATTGCTGAATGATGTATATTACTTTTTCGTGCGAGGTCATAATTATTCTTGTGTTATCATATTAGTGCTGTACCATTCCCACGCTTCATCTAAGAATTGTGTTTCGGATATTTCAGGGGCTAATTCTCCACCAGTTAATTTTACGTTATTCTGAATTATTATGAGGTTGAACTTCTCATATTCATTGAATACGTATAATTTCTGAGGCTTGCTCTTTAATTCTCTGTTAAGAACTATCTGCTGTGTGCGCTCTCTAATTACCAATATCAGAGATAAGTAGAGAGGAGAGTAGATAAAGTGAAAACCATTAGGCAAATGCTCAGGCTCTGGCTGTAATGCCAATAAGAATTTAGGCATTTTTAGTTCAAAAAGTTTGTCATTATCCATATATTTTGTATTTTTGTCCCTCATTTCTAAGGGTTTTAAATCGTTAGACTTGTTTTAATTTTACAAAGTAAAGCCCCTAATGTAGTGTTAGGGGCTTTTAATTTATCTAATAAAGCGATACTTAGGCAAGAAATTGCGACTACCCCCTATTTTGAATTTACTAACCATTTCGCCATAATAGTTAATAGGTTCATCAAGGCTAATTGTGGTAACATTGCGCCCATTGTAATCATATTGGTGCGCACTGTAACCTACTGACATATTGGGTAATCGCCATACCCCCCAATTCATAGAATTAAGATAATACAATATTCTACTGAGGTTATCTACATTAGCCTCGAATACTTTACCCTCTTTAATTTCATTTTCAAGGGCACGAAAGTCTGCTTCTAAATCTTGCATTTCTTTCTCATTCTGAATTTTCTTTGCTTCGTGTTTTCTCTTGCAGAAATTGCAGAATTTAGTGTACGCTTCATCCAGATTTTCGTTGGTAATTTCACCATCTACATCAATGAATGTTACAAAGTATGGTCTTTCTGTGAATTTTTGTGCCTCTACCTTTTCATAAGGCACTTCATTAACTTGTGGGTAACCTTGCTCTTTCTTTTTGAAAGTAACATTACCTGCTACAATGTAGGTGTAGCTATTTGTTGTGTAAAATTCTAATTTCATCGTTCTAAACATTTTAAATGTTAATACTTATTTTAAATTTACAAATTCGGTTGCACTCTCTAAGGTGAACTTCTTAGAGTAGTACTCCTTAGAGTATTTTTTATTCTTTTTTACAAAAGCGTAATAATCTTTTAAAAGTTTTTTGTTTGATTTTACAAAATCAAGTACTTCTTGGCTTGCTTCTTTGTTAGCGTTAAGTTTTGCTTTACTTGCTGCTGCTTTGGCTTCTGCTCTTCTTTCTTCATCTTCTAATTCTTCTTGTAACTTAGAGATGTATTCAGCATTCTTCTGTAATTCGTAAGCAATTACCCACATTTGCTTTTCGCTGAAAAAATCTTTTAAATTTTCAGAAATAATTTTGTGAGCTAATGATGATGTAGGTAAGTATGCCATTAATTTACTTCTGAAAGAATTAGCAACTTGGCGATTCGTTTCTTCTACAAAACTACCAATAGAGCAGACAGTTGATACGCTTGGGTTGATGTAAGATACTTGGTTGTAGATGTCTTTAACTGTAACTGTAACTTTCATTTTCTTTGAGTTTTTAATGTTAATAATTGTTCTTATTTTAATTTTACGCTGCAAAGATATGGCAAGATTTTTAATTACGCAAGTATTTTACTTGTCTTTTTCATTTATTTTGTTATATCTGTAACAAAAGTGTATAACTGTTATATAATCAATGTTTTACATACAATATTTTTTTGCAAAAAAAAGAGACAAAGAACTAAAAAAAGTGTCTTTGTCTCTCAAAAAATTAAAGGATTTCCCAATTAATCTTTGGAATCGTAACCTTACAAGTAAAAGTGGGTTTTCTCTCAATTAGTTTTGTATAATTTCCTAATGATACCAGAGGCTCATCTTTACTTAAAGAAATTAGGAATGCCTTTAATGCCTTTCCTTGCTCTTCTGATAATAGCAAGGGAGAAAAAGTATTATCCTCTTCCTTCTTACATAGAATAAGAGAGCCTTCTTTTAATTCGCTTAATTTTGTAATCATATTATCTATCTTTATTTTCGTTTAATGTTATTACCAAATTCCTTATGTACTTCAATTAACTTCATCACCAGCCCTTCACGTGCTTTCTCATACTTTTTCGCAAAATAGCTAAACGTATGCCCCTCCTTAATATCCAAGTGGTAGAATGCGCATTGCGTACCGATGTTAATATCCTTGAAGGTAATCTTGTAGCCTTTCTCTCTGAACCAAGCGAGGGTGTCTTCCCAAGTGGGTACAGAAAGTTTTCCTATTCCATTGTGGTTTTCTACCACGTATGCTCTACAACTATTGGAGGTGATAAATCCGTATTCATCGCCTCTTTTCTTTAACATTTCCCAGCCGTGATAATATAGAAATTGGAAATGGCAAGGTTCATCAAAGCCTATTGCTTTAAGTTCTAGGGCTATATCCAAAGGTACAAGCCAAGTGGTGTAATTCAATTTATTCATCTTTGATAAATTTTCCGTTAATAATCTTGCCTTTTCTGTTTTTGATTTCGTTGTAGGCGATATTGAGACACTCCTCAAGGGTGGTGTTTGCCGAATGAGCTATACTATTCAGATGCTTAAGTATATTAAAACCACTCAAAAAGGAGATGGTTTAACAGTAGAATACTTATTAAGAGCCTCGTCAAAGAATAGGTTTATTATTGATTTATTGGCGTAAATAGCTGATAAGGTATGAGGTGTATCAGCCCTAAAAGGCTCGGACAAGGCTTTTTTGATAATCGCTTCTACATTTTCATTTCTGAAATAGCAGTAGTTAATGAGGGTTACCATTACATCGCCTATGGCATCTTGGACAGCTGGGCGGTCGTTATCATAACACGCTTTGATGAGTTCGCCGACTTCCTCGTGGGTTTTGAGGAGTTCATCAAATGGTGTTAGTCGCTCATAAATGCCTCTTTCTTTTGCCCATTCTTGGATAAGGGGCACAAGTTCTTGGATTGTTAAATTTTGTGTTTTCATTTGTCTTTCTTTTTTAATTCTTCTCTAAGCCCCATACAGTAGGAGCGGTAATTGATGTTAGACTCGTGTGTTAGTACATAGTCGTACCATTGCACTATCTTTCCTTTGGGTTTGTTGTGCTTCATATCGAAGTATATATCTTCAATATTGAAAAAATAGTCGGATAGGCATATAATACCTCCCCCTACATCGTAATTGTCAAATTCAAATTGTAGGTCCTGTTTTTGGCAAAACTCCTTGATGAGGTTGCGTGCAGCGTACTCGAATAACTCGACTGCTTCTTGTTCTTGTGGTGATTGTTTTTTCATTGTTGTATTTGTTGTTTATTTTTGGTTCGGTTTGTCTTCGGTTAGTGTTCGCCTTGTGTTCGTTGTTTATTGTAGCGATAACATTTCCGAGAGTTCTTTGCCTTCTGTGATGAGCCAGTTATAATAGAATTGCAAGGTTACTTCTTGTTTTATGCGTAATATCTTGCCATCTTTGTCTGTTTCTCCTTGTTGAAATAGGCTGATGAGGTTCTTTGCCGTATCAAAATCATTCTTATCCTTGGCGATGGCTTGCTGGTGGCGAAGCTGTTTATCGGTTTCACTTCGCATTAGCTGCCTATCACGTTCTGTTAGTGTAGCAAAGTATGGTTTGAGTGATCCTCGCTTTTGTAGGGCTTCGTATATTGGTACGGGTAGGGGTGGCATTGCTTTTGTGTTTTTGTATTCCAAAAAATGGTTGATTAACCACTGTTGTATGCTGGCTTCTGTTATCATTGGGATTGTTGTTTTAGGTTCGTTACTAATGCTGATATGGTGCTCTACTTGCGTCTTTCGCTTCCATTCAATATATTTTTCGAGTACGGTAGATACGTAGGATACATCAAAGAAATGAAAATGGTTGGTTATCTCCCCAAATTCCTTACTTCTATCCATCTGAAAGGCTTTGTATATCTCTTGAAAAGATAGTCCTGAAAAACGCCCGAAAACGGCTGTCCATATTGCCTGCTTTTGCAAAGGGTCAATTTCTCCCTTAATCCCTACAAGAGTAGCAATATGTGCAAATAGATAACCAAATGTATCTTGTATTCTTACTTCATTACGATTGTATTCTCTAATTGGTAGGTATTGATGCCCTGTCTTAGCTATCGCCAAAGGAGTAATTCCCCCAACCTTGACTATTATTTCTAATATTTTCAAGGGTTTGTCTTCCTGCAAAATACTTAGATTTATCGACTGTGGACTGTTGTCCGTACGGCTCAGCGTTTGTAATGATGTTTCCATTTTCGTCTAAAATAATTTGATTATTAGCAATGGGGTGAGGGGCTTGTGTGCTGTGTAGCCAATCAGCCTCAAATCCTTTCCATTGCTTCTGTACTATGATGCTCAGTACTGTGTTCATATCCTGATTTGTTTTTCGCACCTGCTCAATAAATGTTTTAAAGGCGCGTTCGGTATTGATGGCTTTCTTTGCCTTGCGTATCTTTAACCACTCGTCTACAAGTTCAGGAGTAAATCCTTCTGATAGCATTGCCTTTCTGAAATTGAAAGGAGGGGGGGCGGGCGCAACTGGGGGGGAGGTTTCTTTTTCAGTGTTTAAAGGCTGATTGTTTTTTTCTCCCTCACCAAAATCGACACACGCGCTTTTTTGTTTCTTTTTTTCTAAAAAAGAAATATTATTTACTTTACTTTTCTTTATAGGCGTTTTTTCCGAATTTATAGCTATTTCTTCGGAGTTTATACCCATTTCTTCGGAAGAAATGAGGGTATATTCGGAAAAAACAATATTTCTTCTGGACGCTTTACACATTGCTAAGTACCTTTCTTGTACTCCTTTTGAGGTATAAACGCCCTGTTCAAACATCTCAGCAGAAAATAATCCTACTTTCACACAGTAGTCTAAGACCGCTTCTATAAACTCAACTTTATCCCCAGTTTGCTCTGAGACTATAAAGCCAAAATCTTCATCGTTAAGCACGTAATATCCATTGCGATAGATAAAAGCCAAAACGCATATATAGACGCTCAATGCTCGCCCCGAATGATTTTTGATTAGTTTCCGAATCTTGATGTCAGAAAATATGTCCACATCTAAAGAAAAGTAATTGAAGCCTTGTTTTACGTTTCTTCCCATTACTTTTGTGTTTTAGGTGTTATGTACTTGTTAAAAAAACTCCCCTTGCCCTTAACTTGCTCTCTGGACAATGGCACGCCAAATAATAACGCTCGCCAAAGACAAGGGGAGACAAATGAATGAAATATTAGACTGCTTGTTTTTGTGCTGCCTCTGCTTCGTCTATAAGGTCAAAAAGCGTTGGCATACTTACTTTTTGCTTTGCTGCCTCGCAATAGGCTGCACCATCTAAAAAGTATTGTGGATTGAGTTCAAAACCTACTCCATAACGACCTTTAAGCACTGCACGATAGGGTACTGTCATTAGCCCTCCAAAGGGGTCTAATATTACATCACCCTTGTTGCTCATCTGCTCAATTACACGGTCGGCAATATCAAACTGCATTGGGCAAAGATGCATCTCTTTTCCTTTGCTCCATTGTGATCCGTTTAGGGTAAGCATACGAGTTACATCCGTCCACACTTCATCACTCCAGCTTTGAGGCTGTAAGAGCATAAACGAGGTGGGTAGTTTGCCGTGCAGGTCTAATGTTTCGGCTATTTTTACATTGAAGTCGTGATTATAGATTGTTTCCAACGAAAAACGCTTATACTCTTGGAATATGCTATCGTGAGGTAGTTTAGCCAACTCTTCGGGCTTTAAACAACGATTGCCTGAGGAGCGTGTAAATCCGTGTGCGTCTATTTGCCACTTGGCCCGTGTGTAGTCTTTTTTGCTCTTAATTACGGGTTCATCAGCATAAGCGTTAGTTTTATCGGTTGCAGGCTTTCTGAATAGTAAGAGATATTCAGGCATTCCTACACCCATCTTAGTTCCATCTTTACATTGTTCGCTCCACCCTAAGCGGTAGGTTTGACCATTTTCACGAACCACATCAGTAACGATGGTTTTCATACCCATATAGGCGAAGCCGTGCTTGGTGTAGTGCTGTATGCAATCTACGTGGAAGGGGTAGACGGTTTGCACCCCCATTCCTGATAGCCCCATTGGTACGATACGGTCTTTTACGTGTATGGCAGCTATTCTACCAGGTTGCAGCACTCTGAATAAGTTAGGGGTAAGGAAGTCCATTTGTTTAAAAAACTCCTCATTGCTTTCAGAGTGTCCAAAATCAGCATAATTAGGAGAATACTCGTATTGGGTACTGAAGGGTATTGAGGTAAGGATAAGCCCTACACTATTGTCTTTTAGTGCGTGTGGGTTTTCATTAGGATTGAGTTCTACTACATTGTCGTTATTTACGATATGGTAGTAATCATTTTTTATCTCAATACGCTCCACGCCTATTTTGCGCGTAAGTACTTGCGCCATTTCAGAATGAGAAAGTCCGTATTTTTTAATTATTTCGGTCATATTCTTTACGAGTTTATTATGGTTTTTCCACTTGTTTTCTAAGGTTTTACGCACGTTGCGTTCGGCTTCGGTATAGATTAAATCTACTCGTACCACGTTCTTCTGTAGGAAACGTTGCAGGCGGTGTATAGATTGAATAAAGTCGTTAAACTTATAACCTATCCCTAAGTATATTGCCCAACTGCAATACCGCTGAAAGTTACACCCTGAGCCTGCTATCACGGGTTTTGCTCCTAACTCTTGCAACTCGCCATAAGAGAATTGCTTTATTATCTCCTCACGCTTTTCAAAATCCTGAGAGCCATATATTGATTTTAGTGTTGGGATAGCCTTTTCGATTGCTTTGCGTTCGCTCTCTAAGTCGTGCCATATTACACGATGTGCTTCAGGGGCTTCAGCACGGAGTTCTAACATTTTAGCGATACGGTCGTCTAACGATTCTCGTTTTTCTTGTGCTGATTGTTGTAGCCCCAGTGCAGTGTCTTTAAACAATTTTCCTTGTCCGTCTTTTTCTGCCCCCGCGTTTTCGTGATTAGTAGGTATTTCGTGCCAACGCAAATCTAAGTCAGGGAGTATATAGCCCATATCGTCTGCTTCGTTTTGGGTAATATCAGAAGGCTTTGTAACGAAAAGCCCCCAAGAGGACACCCATAACCAAAACTCCTCTTCTTTATGAGCGTGCAAAGTGAGTTTATCAGCCTTAGTACTATCACGTTTAAAAAAGCGTGTTTTGGCTTGTGATACGTCCATTACCCCTAAGAAGTCGGCATACGCTAATAACTCTATATAATCATTAGGGGAGGGAGTGGCCGTGGCTACAAATCGGTATTTGATATTGTCAGCCCCTCTACGCTGTTGCATTGGCCCAGCGTCACCTGTGAATAACCTCATAAACTCACGGAATGTTTTAGAGCCTCCTAAGCCTCTGAGGATACTCGCCTCATCAAGACTTGCTACCTGAAAGTGTCGAGGGTCTAATTTGCCGTCTCTGATACTTTCATAATTGGTTAGGTAGATACCGTCCTTATCATCCGTTTCCTCAATTCTGCGGATAAACTTAGGGGCTACCTCCCAGCCGAGAATGTTTTTAGCGTCTTCGACAAACTCTTGTCGTACAGATAGCGGACAAACTATTAGCCCTTTGCCTCCTCCTAACTTTTGAAGGACTACCCTAACAGCTTCGAGTTGGGTAACGGTCTTGTGAAGCCCAAAGGACGCAAAACAAGCACGCCTACCACCCTCTACCATCCACTTTACCATTAATCGGTTATGGGGTTTCATTCGTGGGTTAATCTCATCAAGGCTACAAGGAAACCCTTGTTTAGGAGCGATTTTGATTTTGTTCTTTAAAAACTCTTTATAATCATTCATTTTGATTTGAAATTAGAGATTTGATAAAGATTGCCGCGCGCTCAATCTCCTTTCAAATCGGGTTGTTAATTATTGTTTTCTTTGTAGTTGTGTAGTTTCTCTTTTCCTATAAAACCAATATTTTAGGTAACCAATCCTAAATATTAAGTTCAGTTTTTTATCGTCAATAGGTGTTGCTGAAAGGTTATTACTCGCTTCTTTGTGCTTCCTCAATTGCCAACGTTCTGATAGTTCAGCATTATATTCAGCAACCAATATCCCTGCTTGTTCAGGAACTAATTCCTTGATTTTATCTAAGATATAGTAAGGGACGGCATAATAAAACTGCTTGATATTGCCCTTGTGATTGTGTTTCTTCTTGAAATCAGCTTTAAAATCACTTACCGACACCTTTATTTCAACTTCTCTGAGGAAATAGTTCTTAGTAACCATTAGCATATCACACTCGTGGGTAACAATATTTTCACTTCTATATCCTAAACGTTTAGTATTATCATCATACCTTACAGCGTTGAGCCGTGAGAATTTAGGAACTATTACAAGGCTTGACTTTTCAAAGTAATTGTATGTCAATAGCTCCATTTTTGGAGTGGTTATAGTTTCTTTCATTGCTTATTCCTCATTATCAGGTTCAGGTAAATCAAGATTAAAATTATCCATACACATTTGCCTTACTTGCTGCTTAAACTCCTTTTCCCATTCGTAGGTGGTCAGCTTGGTGCTGCTCATAGGTACTCGCTGTATCTCACCTGTGGCAGGATTAGGACGCTCCTCATAATTACACAAGGCTTTCAGTACATTATGCACCTCATTAGGAGGGTAAAACTCGCCCCAAGTGTCATTCATAGCCTGCTGAATGATAGGTATCCAAACGCCCCAATAGAAA